ACGAAGTAACTCACGCCAGTTCATTTTAGGCTCTGTAAGTTCTTTAATCATACGTGCAATTTCACCCGGTGTATTACCAGCACCTGCAGATTGAGCAGATGTAATCATGCTTTCTTTTATTTCATCACGTATCTTTTTTAATTCTTCTTTGCTATATTTAGGACGTTTAGATTTCTTTTCTTTATCTTTACCGCCACTAGCATTAGGTTTTCCACCGTTTGCTTCACCCTCTTCATCTCCGTCTTTTTCCCAATCAATGTGTTCGTCTAAAAGTTCTCCGAGTGCTTCTAATTCTTCGTCATCATATTTGTCTTTAATATCATCATATACTTCTTCTGATATCCAGCCATCATATTTAAAGTCTTGAAAGATTTGTATTTGATTTACTACTTCGCCTATCTTATCACGTACCAATAAATTGTTAACAAGATAATCACATGCAATATTATATACACGAGGATCTCGATCATCTCTACGTATAATATGGTCAAATACACAATGTAATATTTCGTGTGCTATAACAAATTCAATTTGTTTATTAGATAGCATGTTAAAAAATTGTGTGTTGTAGTATAAGTTACGACCGTCTGTTGCGGCAGTAGGACACCAATCATCGCAATTTTGTACTCGCATACGTGTGGCCATGTTACCAAAGAAAGGGTGTCTTAGTAAAAGACCTACTCGTGCTACAATAACCCTATCATGAACTTCTTCACGCATTACTGCAAGTTCTTCGGGGGATAATTCTACTGGTTTGAATCCTTTAGTATCTAAGCCCATGCCATGTCCTTTTCATTACTATACTTACATAATAACATATTTACGCTATTAGTCAACCGCTTTTGGTAACAAAAAAGGGTAGAGCGAACCCTACCCTTTAATGATTTAGTTACTGGCGGCACTAATGTACTTGCCAAAACGTTCGTGGAATTCATCAAAACATGCAACTTCGTCTGGATCTATTGGAAGTTGATATTGTGTAATAGCAACTTTAATACCCATAACTACAAGTTCTGTTTCGAAGTTATCCATCGCAAATCGCAGGAAGTTATTAACCATGTCGTCAAACTTTTTGTCATTCTTATCTGACGCTTGTTTAAGTTCATAGCATAAGGACACTGTCAAGGAATACATGGCACTGATTTCTTTAGTGCCCATTTCTTTAACTTTACCTGCAAGTATGTCAGTTGGGTTAGGCATACTAGCGGCAACCTTACGGTGCGCCATAAATTTAACAGCCAAACCTTCACCAACTGAACCACTGATTAAATCAGTAGTTGTAGTTTCGTCATCGTCATCTTCAAGTAGTTCAGAAACAAACGACCAACTACGTGGTGTTGCAAATGAACGTGAAGGAGACTTTGGATCGAAATCGTATAAGTCTTTCTTACTAAAAGTAAGATAACCAACAACATCAGTATGTTGATTGTTATCTACTGCCCAAGCAAACCAATCATCAAAGTCAACAGCCAACTCTAAGTGTACAAAACGATTAGCAAGTGGAGCAGGCATTCTATAAGTAACACCTTTATCTGCTTCACGGTTACCAGCCGCTACAATAAGAACATTATCGGGCAATTTATATTGTCCAACACGTCTGTTTAGAATTAATTGATATGCCGCCGCTTGTACTGCCGGAGCCGCAGAGTTCATTTCATCTAAGAAAAGAACAATATAGTCGAACTTCTTTGCAAACTCTTCTGTTGGAAGTTCTGCTGGCGGAGCCCAAGCCATTGTATTATCGTTTGCCGCATAATATGGAATACCTTTAATATCAGTTGGTTCCCAAAGTGATAGTCGAACATCGATAAGATGTGAATTTTTAAGTTGATTTGTGATTTGCCCTACGATATCAGATTTTCCAATACCTGGAGGACCCCACAAAAAGATAGGACGCTTTTTCTTGAATGCCCTAATAATACTTTTTTTTGCTCCATTTGGAGTAACAGTGCGTACTACAGATTCCATGTTATATTCCTCGTTTGTTTGTATCAGTGCCATACTTAATTTCTTAGTATGTATATATAATAACATAGGTTATGAGGAAAGTCAACCTATTTTGGTTAGGTTTTTTGTCTACTTAATGCTTTGGTAAGTCCGTACTTTTTTACATCTCCGCTGAAAAGATGTAGTTCCATGGCTTTCTTTTCGTCCGTTACTTCTATACTATATTTGCATAACCAATAAGGGCAATCAATAAATTGGTCTAACCAAATTATAGTGTTAGTTGTAAGTTCAAAATCTTTTGGAAAAGGAATTTCGTATGTGGATAAGTCTAATTTAGATTTTAAAAATTCAATACCTGCATCAGTAAGACGTAATCCACCTTCGTCTTTAGACCTAGTATTTTGCCATAATGTAGACATGTACTCTTTCATAGTTACATCTGATATAGCAATGTCGGCTTGTTTTAGAAAGATTTTTGTATATGTTTCTTTCTTCATTCTTCGTTAACTACTTCGCCTGTACTCAATTTATAAACAGTAAATTCATTACAATTAAACATTTCATTTAATTTACTTGCTAAATTGTGTGCATGACCTGGATTAGAAAAACTTGTTTTCTTATATTTAGGACCAGGGTAGTTAGTTAACATATTTGAACTTTTTAAATTAAAAGGTTTGTCTTTATGAAAAACGGCCCAAATGGCTTCTGCTTCTAATACTTGTTCACTGCGATATGTTTTCTTATTAACGTATTCTAGTAATACCGTAGGTTTTGGTCTACTCATGCGTACTTCCTTTTAATTATATACGCATATATTTATCTCTTTTAAGAAGTTATAGTAGCAGTTATCTAAGTTGTAAACCTAGTTTCTTCACAGTCTGTTGCACACATAACGCCTGTACTTTACAATCTTCTAATGCATTGTGTGCCGCAAATTTTATTTCTTTACGTGGGTCTGTTGGCATAATACCAAACAAAGTTCTACTGTCTTTAATTTTCCAAAACGGCCAAGGAAGATGATGATCCCATTGCCTAAACATATCTTCTAATATTACAATATCAAATGCAGGACCTTGACACCAAATAGTATCAACACCTACGCACCATTTGTTTAATGCTTTTAATACATCTATAACTGGTGTTCTATCTGCATCGCCTAATGCTTCTTCTCGAACATCTTCTGCTTGTGTAGCCCACCAATTAAGTGTGCTTTCAGAAGTTGTACGATTTTTATTTAATTGTTCATCAACATCAAATCTATAGTATAAATGTTGGGTAGTTTCTTTAATTGCATTTGGATCAAATTTAACTCCACCAATAGTTAATACTGTTGCAGTTGGTAAAACATCAAGTGTTTCTAAATCAATCATTGCGTGTGTTGTCATGCTATCTCTTTTAAAACTTTTGCTATTTTATCAATTAACCATTTGTCTTGTGCAGTTGGTACCCAACTTTCTTCAGGTACTAGTGTATCGAATGTTTCCCACATTGCATCTTGTTCATCCATTTTATAATATCCTTAATAAGATGATTACTTGTAAAACTAAAACGGCAATAGGTACTATAGTTCTTATTAGTTCCATAGTATGATTATACTCGTCTAGTTTTCTTTCAAGTTTGTTTCTTCTAGCCATATATCCTTACCAGTTATTCCCACCATCCATTTGTACTTCGACAGTTTCTTCTTTACTTGCATTTTCTTTTACAAATTTTTCCATATCACCTTGTAGCCTAGACATTACAATTCCTAGTGTAAATGCTAATCCTTTTGCCTGTTGCAAAGTAAGTTTTACTTCTTTTGCCTGTCCAGAATCAGCCTGTTTAACCTGTTGGATAAACTGCTGAATAGGTGCAGTATTAAGAGGATTTTGCGTTGACACGTGATAACTCCGTTCTCATTTCTATATCAGTCTTAAATGGACCGCTATAGTTGTATCGTTCAATTGTAATTTGTTTAGGACAAAAACTCTTAACCCAACCTTTTTCAAATTGAATACAGTAATATCCTGCACAGTATAAACTTTTTGATTTATTACTTTTGCTAAACAAAGGTAATTTATTTTTTACATCATACATTGGATTGAAAGGTTCGCAACTAGTTGGATACCCATGTACTTCATATTCTGATGTATTTTTATCATCAGCAGTACTCCAAGTAATTTTACCTAAGTGTTTTTTTAGTTGCTTAAAGTCTCCGAACACTGTAGTACCTTGACCGCAGGAGTATGTATAACACTCTTCGGCGGCACTTAATGTACCGACCTTACTGCCGTTTTCTTCTACAATCCAAAATTTACCTTTAAGGACTTCTTTTGCTTTTATACTCATTGTGGGTACCTCGCTTGTAATGGTTCTGCGTAATATTGTGCTTGGTCTGCAATACGTTGCATATCCCATTTAGCACAGAATTTCATAAGACGCATACCTACTTGTTGTACTTCTTTAGGAGTCATATGATCTTCAATTACATCGTTAATAATACTTCTTATGTTACCAGGCTGTGCAGTTAAGTCACACAAAATAACATTACGTTGATAGTCATCTAGTACACGATGTTCTTCACCGTTATGATCTACCCAACGTTGTAACATCATGTTATTCCAGTTGAAGCCCTTTGTTTCTTTATCTGCAAATGCTTCGTTAAGGCCTACTTTGTTCTTAGTGCCTTTTGTTCTTACACCAGGATATGCACTGAACACATTATCACTAGTGTCGCCTCGCATACATTTCTCAAACAACATAAATGCAGGATTAGGAGCAGGCTTAGCCTCTTTAGTTTTCTTGTCAATTACATGATTACCTTTCTTGTCAAAGTAACCTTCGTGTGTAATTGTTACGTCTTGTATGCCATTGTACTGTTTTACATTAGGTGCAATAAGTTGTGCAAAGTCACCGTCAGTTGAAATAATAACGTGTGTATCATTAGGGTGTGCTTGTACCCAACCTGCAATAAGATCATCTGCTTCTAGTTGTGGATGTTGCATTACAGTACAGTTAGTTTTGTCAGTTACAAAGTCTTTGAACTCGTCAAACACTTCCCAAAACACTTTATCTTCTTCTGCTTGTGCAGGACTAAGTGCATCACGACTTTCTTGTCTGTTTCGCTTGTAAGGCTCATAAAAGTCTTTACGCCAACTACGTCCTTCTAAACAAAACACAACATGATCTGCATTAAAGTCACGCCATGCCTTCTTAACACCACTAAGTGTAATGTGGAACGCCATACCGACTTTATCATCTATGCTACCACGTACTACGTGCCTAGCACGAAAAAATGTGTTAGCAGTGTCTACTAGAATATAAGTTGCCATAAGTTTGCCTTTGTATAAATTATAGTACTATTGTAACACTAAATCTGGCTGTTGTCAACCACAAAATTCTTCTTGAATATACCGTTTTAGTTCGTGATCACCAACATTTTCTGGTATTCTTTTCTTGTAAAATAGTTCATAACTGTCTGAACCATACTTACCTATGCCATATAATTCTGTGGCATCTTCCCCGTCCCAGTCTTTAAATTGTTCACTCATTCGATACAGTCTTTCTGCCCGAACGTGTTTCATACCTAAAGGTTCAATTACTTCTTCGATTTCTCTGCGTGTTGCGTGTACTAAAGAATCATGTGTACTCCAACGTTTAAAGAACTTTGGTAGTACTGCTTTAACTTGTTTACGATTAGTTAAATTTAAGCATATGACTCCAACCATGTGTTGCCATACATTGTCCACTTGTTGTTGGACCATTAGATCGTCTCGCATTATGATATTTCACTTTTGCCTTTATCAATTGGAACTACGTTAATATAACCTGCATCACGTTTAGGATCTTGTCCTTCTTCTTCTAGCATTTGCGATACAATAGTTCTAAACCATGCATCAACTATTTGTTCGTTAGTTTCTCCTGAATATCCTGCATCAATAAGTTGCTCAATAAACTCATTGTTCCAATCTAGTTCAAAGAACCCGTTACGAATATTATCTGGATTTACTTGTGTATCTAATACTGCAACCCAAGGTTCACCTTTTTTAGTTGCTTCTGCTTTCTCTGTATCTAAAGCCTTGCGTCTTACTTCTTCTGAAGTAGGTTCTTTTGTTTCTTTAGGCTTAATGCCTACTGCTTTTTTTATTTTATCTTTCCAGTCCATGCCTTACCATCCTGCCTTTCTAATCCTATCTTGATCAATAGGTGCCTTCATTGCTTTATCTAACTGTTCGTTAGTTTCTTTTTTTATATCGTATAATGCGTCCATATCTCTACTATGTTCCCCAGGCATTTCCGAATAGGCTGATATGGAGTCTGGGGGTAAATCTCCATCCTTCTGCCATACACGCTTCAGCCACGTCTTTAACGTTGAGAACGTATTCTTCACTGCGTCCTCCAAGCGGCATAAGATATACCGGACACTCGACCCCGGCGCTACGATACTCTTCAACAGCCCTTTTAACTTCTGCAAAATCGTCTTGAGTAGCGACAACAAACTTAAAATACATGTCGCTATCAGTAACACACTGATACTCACTAGCCACATCAGGCTTAATAGCAGTATCCCAAGGTTCTCCGCTAACGCTAAGTTTTGGGGAACAAGACCAAGTGACTTGGATTCTGTCCTGATCGTTGAGATAGTTAAAGAGATCTTCGTGTAAATGTTGTGTAGTATTTGTTTCAAAAGTAATATTCCTCAAGTCTTTCATACGTGGATGTTCAAATAATTCAACGTACAGTCGTTGCCACGCCAACAACGGTTCGCCTCCAGTCATTATTAAGTGTATGTCCTGTCCGTTATCTTGCACCCACTTTCCATTAGGTGTAAGACTTAATAAATGTTCAACTACTTCGTCTACAGTTGCTTGTTTATTAAACTTCTTAAACTCAGGATAGATACTTGCATATGTATCACAACCTGTATGTATAATAGGTAAGTCGTTAAATTCTTTTGTAGTTTCGTGTACGCCTGCATCAAGTAATCCTTGAACTTCAGCATTATGAATAATACCTTGCTTTTGTTTTTCGTCACGCATTAGTTCATTTTGTAAACCAAAATTCATACAACGGAAGTTACATCCAAATGTGCGTAAAAATACACTAGGTACACCTACAAACTTGCCTTCGCCTTGTACCGAATAGAATGCTTCGCTATAACGTAATTTCATTTAATACTCCATTTATAGTTTATTATATACTATATTTAGGTTTTTGTCAAGTGTTTTAAAAATTTCTGTGCAATCAATTTGTGATATAATTGATTGAAATGCTCTTTATCTTCTTCAAAATAGTTATTATGATCAATGTTTCTTTTCTGAAAAAATTCTTCTACACTTTGATCTGCTATTTTTGTAACTTTTAGTTTGCCGTAAAAATCCCATGCTTCAGGAAAGAATGTTCTTTCTCTCATCTTAAATAGGTATAATGGAACACCTCTATCTGCACACATATTATCCCATGTGTATATGTCTTTGAAAAAATCACGTTGCTCTAAGTGTGTGTTAAGTTCAAAGAATGTTTTAATTTGCATGTAAGAAGATTTACGTATATCCGGATCTACTAATCCGTTGTCATAACTAAAATTTAATCCAGGAAATTTTTCATAATCTTCATTAGTTGGTTTTTGATATAATTGAAAGTATTCTTCGGAAATAATTCCATCAATATATCTGTCCATCATTCCTGTTTTATCTGTGCCTTCGAAGTGTGTAAATTGTTCTATTGGAATTACTTTAGGAGATAGTTTTTCGTTAAAACCTAACATAAATCTATTTAACGATGACATCAAAATAATTACTTCATCGATGTCATCGTATTTTTTAAACATACTCCCTAACCAGTCTGCATAAGTCCGATTGTTTGCGCCTGGCATAGAATAGACTACAGCCTTTTTGTTGTGTAAATTTACGTATTCATTTACATAACTATTTTCATTCCATACAGAATAACTTCCAGGACCTACTTTACCAGGTACTGTTTTGTATCCGCATGTATGACTGTCGCCTATGAATAGAGTTCTAGTCATTGAAATGTGTGTTTAACATTTCGAGTCTGTCTGATGCCGCGGCCATTGCGTCTAGTTCTTTGTTGATTGTTTCAACAATATCCGAATGTTCGCCGATG